ATTATTGAAAATGTTTCAATTGATTTAGATACTGACTCTGACAATCTTAAATTTGCTAGTATATCTAGCAAGAACAAATTAAATATTAAGAAAAACGTGCAGTATATAAAGAATGGGAGACCTCTAAATAGTATTCTAACAGTTACAGCATATGGAAAACCATATAATTATCAAATATATGTAATGGGAAAACCGTTCAATATTAAATCAATTGATCCTATTTCTGGAAACAGTGTTAAAATTACATATTATACTGGAGGAAAGACTACATCTGGAAAAAATGAATATTTAACAAAGTCTACTATAAAATCAGTAGACATAGTTAAGGACTATCTGCCAGCATTAATAAAAGGAGAAGACATTAATCCATTGCTTGTTCCTTTCAAATTAATTAGAGTATAAAAAATAAAAAGATCATGATTTTTATAAAGAGAAAAACGAAAGAGGAAAAACTAAATAAGGAATATTCAAAAATATTTAAAAAAGTTAGAAGAGAAATTGTAGATCTATATCGACCAATAAATAGAAAATCTAAAAATCTATTTTTATCTAAGATAGATATTATGGCATATATAATGATTGGTTTATTTTCATCGTCTGCTATTTTATTTGCGGTGGATAATCCCTTTGATTATGTACCATTTTTAATTGGATTTTGTGCAAATACGCTTTTTATTAGTTATTTAGAAATTAAACCTTTAACTTGGTCTGAAATGTATGATTATGAAAAGACATACTATCGACAATTATATTCTCTTCCTAGTGATTGGGAACCAATAAAGTAAGTTAGATATATTTAAGGGACCTATAAGGGTCTCTTTTTTGTTAGATCGATAGTATTTTCAGAAATTTCAAATTTTTGTTCTTTATAAATACCTTTTCTAATTTTGGCATGCCTAATTGAATACCCGTCAAGTTGATCAACAAGATCCCAAACAAGTACTTTTGTTTTTTCAGCAAGTTTACGCATACCTCTACCAATCGCTTGTCGTAGAGTTACTTCAGCTTTAATTGATTCAGCTAAGATAATATGATGTAGATTTTTAGTATCTAATCCTGTAGCAAATGTTCCAAAACTAGCAACAATTATTACATCATTTTGTGCTTCAAGAACATCTTTAAATCTATCCCTATCTTTTGAATCAACCTCTCCATCAATATAAAAAGTATTTGGATTCCATTCTAATAGTTTTGATTGAATCAGTTTACCATATCCATTCTTAACATCTGAAAAAAGGATCAGTGCATTTTTTCCAAATTTTCTAGTTAAGTCACTAATAAAATCAAGCCGTTCAGTACTTTCAAAGATTATTCCTTTCTCAATTGATAACATATCACGACCAAAATCCTTTGCATTATTATACATTGATTTACCATTTTCCTTTAGATACCAATATTTTTGTATTTTAGGATCCTGTTCATCGTATTTAAGACCAACGATTTTTATTTTAATATTTGGAGAATATCCATTATCAATTAAGTGCTTTGCTGATAATACCATTACTAATGGACCAACATTTTCTTGAACTTTAAAGAAATCAGAATATTGTTCATCTAATTTAACGGTACCTGATAATCCAAGACGATATTCCCAATTTACACAAGAGAGAAGAATTTCTCGAATAGTATTGCCTTTAGATTTGTGTACTTCATCCACTTGAACAATTGAAAAAGCCCTAAATATCTCAACTGGAAGGTTCATTAAACTTTGGTAAGTAGAAATTACTATTTCTGCATTATCAAATTTTTCTTGAGTAAATTTATCTTTGCCGCCAATTGTACATACACTCCATTCTTTACCTGGTTGAGCATACATTTCAAATTTTTCAGCAGTTTGTCCAACTAATGAGATATTTGGAACAATAATTAAAGATTTTTTCTCTTTAGTAATTTTTCCACCATCTCTTAGGAATGAATTATAGATAAAGAAGATTAGGGTCTTACCAGCAGAAGTTGCAAGCTCTTGGGTACAAAATTTATATTTAACTGCTCTAAATGCACCTTCTATTTGATAATCTCGAGGTATTATTGGAAGTCCGCGTTCATCAACAATTCCATCTAATAATAATTCAACATATTTTAAGTATTTTTCTCTACCTAATGAATTATTTACAAATGACTCAGCACCATCTATTTCAATATCATAGCCTGAATGTTCTGAAAAATTATATAGCTCTTTCCAAAGGCCAACTGCAATATTTCCATCCTTTGTAATAAATGAATCATTACCATCCCATACTCCACGATCAACTAAAACGTTAAATGCAGCTTGTCTAGATTTACGTTTAAAAAACTTAGTGAGACTCTTTTTTTCATAGTTTAGAGTAAAATCTATGAGTTTAATAAATTTTTTATCGTCAGTTACTTTAAATTTTAGCACATGGCTTCCATTTTTTTATAGGCCTATTGATTTTTCAATATCAATTCTAGTTTTTATTCCAAAAATAATATTATCAATTGTTTTGATTGATTCAGTAAAGAATGCAACTTGATTTTCAAAAATCTCTAGCGATTCTCTAATATTTGAAGTTCGGCCATCTAAAACAACTGTTTTTTCATTTGCTTGATATCTAATTTGTAAATTTCTAGAAAGATTCTCCATTTCAAGCGATCGATCATCTCTGTATTTTTTACGAAGAGTCGTAATATGTTCAAATAGAGTATGATTATCCTCTAATATACGTTGACGTAGGGATAACATATTTACTTGAGCGTCCTTTAATGTCTTGAGATTTGAAAGCTTTTCAATGTTTTCATAAATCTCATTAGATACTTCAGCACGACGGTCTTGAAATTTCTTTGTAATTTTAATTTTAGTCTCTTCGTTCATAATAAAATATTTTTATCTAAAAACTTATACTTTAGATGAAGAGCAGGTTTAGTCAGAAAAATCAATGAATTTATAATAAGTTGAGCCTATCTTAAAATGTTCATCATTTTGCATATCAGTAATATCATTTGAAGAGACTACTTCATTACCTAGAGTTGAAGATGAACCATCATCAAAGTAGTAATCAGAATATTCTTCTCCCTGTTTTCCTAGAATAAGGGTCTTAATTTTAAATTTCTCAAAAATTTGTGGTATCTTATCTTTAAACTTAATGTCATCATCAAGAATAATGAAAATTGATGGATAATCTATTAATTTTCCATCATGACTTAAAAATGCAGTTTGTTTAATATAATCGTACTCAGTAAAGAATGAATCCAGAGCTTCAGTATAACTATCTTTATTTTTAAAGACAATTACAGTAAATGGTATCCTAGTCTGAACTGCATCCCTGATTTCTGACCAAGTGTGGCCAGTTTCGCTAGTTTGAGTCTTAATATCGTGGCTATAATCTTCGTACAATCTGATATACTTTAACATCCTTTGGAGTAAAACTTTTTATTATTTATCAATAAAATATAGTGTTATGCAAAAAATAAAAGAACTTTACATTTTTGATCTTGATGAGACCTTATTAAGGGTTCCAAGCTATACTACTAAACATCTAATCGAGGATAAGAATCCTGGAGTACATTTTGATGATGTATATTCATTTTATGATAATCCATTATCGTTATGTGATAAGTTAAATAATATCCAATTAATTGAACCAGTATTTAGAGAATGGGAAGAAGCAAATGCTGATCTTGATTGTGCACACGTCCTAATTACCCATAGGGTTGATAAATTAAAGAAAACAGTAATTGATTTACTATCAAGAAAAGGAGTAAAGTTTGATGAAACTTATTTTTTAGGAAGAGTCAGTGATAAATCAGATGTGGTAGAATACTTATTGACTTTCGTATATGACCCTAAGTCAATTAATAAAATTAAAATTTTTGAAGATTCAATAGATCAAATATTTAAGTATCAACAATATTTTAATAGTCTTGTGTATAATATTGATGTAGAATATTGGATTGTTGATAAAGCAAGAGTATTTAAGATAGGAGATATTCAATTAAGTAATAAAAAACGAATAACATTAATTTAGTATGCCATTAATTATTATAGAAGGTCATCGACATAGTGGAAAAACTCATTTGATTGAGAAATTCCTTGAGCAAAATACTAATCCAAAGGTTCACTATTATAAATTTCAATTTGCAAAATATATTGATGAACTTGGAATGAGAGATCAGGATACTGGTCCAGGAGTACACTATTTTAGTATTGCAAATGTAATGACTATCCTTGAGTTAAATCAATCTTTATTAAAGGATCAAATTTTAATATTTGATAGATGTATTTTTTCAGCATATGTATGGTCAATCTACAGAGAACGCATGGATCAGTTTAGACTACTTAACGAGTTTCAAAAGATTTTAACTAGTGATCTTTACCAAAATAGTAAAGTTGTGTATATTGATCGTGCAGATAAGATTGAAATAGTAAAACGTGAAAAAGACTATTTTAGTAATTTCGAAAATGCAGATGCTGAGAAAGAATTATTTGAAAGAATCTTTTCAGAATTTAAAAATGAGATCAATGATTCTACTCGAAATAATGAATTTACGAGAATGACTAATAGATTTAATGATGACAGTATTGAAGAATTCAATCAAATGCTAAACAATCTAATAAATAGCTCAATGATTTCTTAATAAATAATAAAAAATATTTTAGGATGACATCCAAATATACATTAAGCTATTCACAGTTTGTCAACGAGTCAGAAGACATTAATCCATTAAAAGGATATAAAGCGGATCAAATTATAAGTAGAATCGAAGAACTTATGGAAGTTCTTTCTGACCAAGTAAGATTTGGAGTACCTTCAGATAACTTAGGTAGAGCAACTACTTATAGAGATGCAAATGGAGCAATCCAACGAATCAAAGATATTTTACACTATTACGATAGTAAAAATGAACAAGTTAGATTCTATTGTTGGTCAATAAGTTATAATGGAAGCTGGAAAGCAGCATCAACTCTTAGACAAAAAATAGAATCGGCTGGCGGATTTGGCGAAGAGGCAAATAATGTAAATTTGAAGAAAGTAATAGGATATTTTACTGAAAATCCAGAAGATTCAGATAATTTACGAAGTATATCAATTAGCATCGACGCTCCAAGTATTAGAAAAGCAATGAATGCACCAGAAGCTAAAGCTAAGGAGGTTGAGTCTGTTGAAAAATCTGAACCTACTCAATCTACTGAATCAACTGAACCTAAAGCAATAGAAGGATAAATCTAAAAAGATAAAAATGGCAGGAATAAACAATTTAAGAGAAGTTTATGAAAAGAGGGGCGAGTCTTTCTTGAATGGACTACTAAATAGTTATGTTATAATTAATGAAAAGATCGATGGAGCCTTCTTTGGAGTAAAGAAATCTAGTGATGATAAATTTAAATATTTTAAAAAATCTGGTGAAATAACTTATGTTGATCAGGTGTTAATGAAATACTATAATTTAGCAATTGATCATTTTAATAACTTATCAGATGAAAAGAAGCAGCGAATTCCTGCAAATTTCTTTTTTGGATTTGAATATTTTACAAAAGGTGATGCTAAATCAATTAAAAGACTTGACTTACCTAAAAATGGTCTTATTCTTTCTTATATTCACAGATTAGACAATACTGGAAAAGTCGTTGAAACTCTACAAACAAAGGATGAGCTTACTAGATGGGCAGATTTCTTAGAAGTAGATGCACCACCTATTCTTTTTGAAGGAAAGCTAGATAACGAACAAAAGAGTAAGATACTTGAGTTTGTATATTCAGATATAACTAGTCTTGAAGATAAATTTAAGACTACCTCATTTACTAAATATATTATTTCTGTACTTTGCCCTGATGAAAAAGCAGAAGGGTTTAGCGCAACTGAATTAGATACAATAATTTTTAGATTCTATGGAGATTCTGAAGAAGATGGAGTATTCTTAGCTAAAATGGTTGATCCGATATTTCAACAAAAAATAGGTGAAAATAAACCAAAGACTAATAATTCACAAGATTATATATGGTTAATTGTAATTGACCTAATGAATCATTTTGAAATGTATGATATCGATCAATTAAAAGATATGATTGATGAGACTGGAACATTTGATGAAAAATATATAGATCTAATTAATAAGATATTTAAAGATTTTCTAAAAGAGTATTCAGCTAAATATGATGGACTTGAATTAGAGATACCTGAATATTTAAAAAGACCTGAATTTGATTTAGATATGAATTTAGTTAGAGACCCAGAGGTAGTTAACTCAATTCAAAAAAGCAATACTCATGTTGAAATATACAAAATTTTACTTAATTTCTTTAGAAAAGTAAGAAAGAAATCTAGTGCTGGATTCTTTACACCTGAATTAGTATCACAATTGAATTTAATTGTTCAAAAGATCAAAAATTTAATTATGGGTGATGCTGTATACGAAGGATTATTTCCAAGTTTTAGTCAGTTCATAGGATCACCTAAAGATTTTATGCCGCTTAGTGAAATTGAACATGCTAAGAAAGTAGAAGAAACGGTTGAACCAAAAAAGGTAAATATTCTAGTTGGAACATTTCAACCAGTATCAATGGGACACATTAAAGCAGCTAAGTCTCTTAAAGAAAAGAATGGCCATAAAACAATCTTTGTTGCAGTTAAAGGAGATTCACAATCTAAAAAGTCACCATTTTCATTGGCTACTACAGTAACTATGCTAAATAAAGTAAAGAGTGAATATTTAGACGTCATAGAAGATACTAAGGTCATCCCTAGTGGGCAGCTTGCTGAAATTATTAAGGTACTAAGACCAGAATACGAACCGATCTTATGGGGAACAACTGATCGCCGACTTAAAGATTATGCAATACAACTTGACTATATTAAAAAGAGAGATATTCCATTAAGAATATCAAAAGAATTTAAATTAGTTGAATTGCCAAGCTTTGCAAAATCTGAAGAACTTATTGATATGATTAAAAATTCAGATTATAAAGATTTCGAAAAAGCTACTCCACAGTCAGTATCATCAAATTTCTTTAATTTACAAAAAGAACTTGGAAAGATTATGCAACTTAATGAAGCACATATGGATGCTAGAATTATCGAGTCTGACTTAATTAAAAATGAAGAAGAAGATATTATTTAAAACTTCAAATGTTTATTCAATATAATATACAAAACTTTAAGACATATGAGGTTTAACGAATTAACGGAAACCGATAAGCAATTCATTAGTGAAACTTATAATAACAAAGAACTTTCATGGGATAATCGAATAAGTTCACTTGCTGAAAAATTTGAATGTTCAAGTAGAACGATTGAAAAATGGATCACTAAACTAGGATTAACTAGTAAAGTAATTGAGGAATCGCCTCAATTCAAGATAGCCCAAGAAAAAGAATTTAATAAAAAATCAAAAAGATTTATTGTTACTTGGGCACAAAATAATACACCTGTACATAAACCATTCTTAGAAAATATAAAAGCATACTCAGATTTTATTAATGCTGATATCCATGTGATTGCAGGAAGATATAGAAATCCAACAAGTGTATGGTCAGCTAATCAAGAATACGAAGAGTCTTGGGCAAATGAAATATTAGAATATTTGGATGCAAATCGTCACGATATTCATAAATACGTTTCAATTATGTCAGATGTAAAAATACAGTCAACCGCTGTAAATCCAATGACTGGTTTAGAAGGATTAAGTGGAATTAATTCATGTATATTCGGATCGCCTAAAGTACAATTAGAAACAATACCTGTACTCGAAGGAAATGCTCCTAAGATGATGGTTACTACTGGTGCGTGCACCGTTACAAATTATACTGATTCTAAATCTGGTAAAAAAGGAGAATTCCATCATACTTTAGGATTCACAATAGTTGAAATCAAGAATAATGAGATCTTCTTTATGCGAAATGTTACTGCAACGGATGATGGAAATTTTACAGATCTTTTTTATAGAATAAAAGATGGTGGAGTAGATCGAATTAATAAAGTATCCGCAATTGTTTGGGGAGATCTTCATTATGGTCACCATGATAAAAGAGTAGTTAATAAAACTCTAGAATTGATGAAAGATATTCGACCAGACCATGTAATCTTACATGATGTATTTGATGGAAAATCAATTAGTCATCATGAAGAGAAAGATCCTTTTTTACAATATCAAAAGGAGATCGATGGAACCAATTCTCTTAAAAAAGAAATTGATGAATTATTAAAAGGTTTATCTGAATTTGAAGATTATAATACGGTTATTGTTCGAAGTAATCACGATGATTTTATTGATCGATGGTTAAAGAATACTGATTGGAGAAAAACAGTAACTCCTAAAAATTCTCTAGAGTATATGCAATTTTCATCTGCTATACTTAGTGGAGAGGCACCAGATGGTATAATTCCATGGGTAATAAATAATAAATACCCGCACTTTATAACATTAGGTAGAAGCGATAGTTATATTGTTAATGGATGGGAATTAGGTCAACATGGAGATATTGGCTCAAATGGAAGTAGAGGTTCGCTACAGCAATTTAGAAGATTAAATCGTAAAATTGTAGTAGGCCACTATCACTCTCCTGGAAGAAAGGATGGTGCACTGGCAGTAGGAACATCAACTACATTAAGAGTAGGATACAATATTGGTGCTAGTGGGTGGTTACAATCACATGTAATTATCCATGAAGACTCAAAAGCACAGCACATTAATTTTATAAATGGTGAATATACTACTCTGAAATAAATAACTTAAAATAAGTATTTATGAAGTATATTCTAAAACAGGATACCTACTTATATGAGAAGGTAACTCATACTGACATTATATGCGATAAATGCGGACATGATTGGCCAATTGCAGATGGAGGTGACGATTTATATATATGTCATGATTGTAAACATGATAATACTCCATCAGATACTTTAAAATAATCAACTACTGTGGCCAAGAAAAATGATAGTCAGCAAAATTTTGAAAATTATCGTAAAGGTAAGGAAAAATTAGAGAACGCAGTTCTTCAACATCCTGAAGAAAGTAAGGGTGAAAAGTCAGTATATGATTTCATGAAAGGTGAGGTAAAACGAAATATGTGGGTAATTCCATATGAGCAATTCAAAAAGAGAGATAAATAATTAAAATCTAATAATCTCATATGAGTTTCGAAGCATATTTTAAACGTTGGTTAGGTAATTCACTATCAATCAATGAATCATCAAAAGAAGAGAGTGATTCAAAATTAAATAACCTACAAAATATAGTTAGTAGTGGGATTGGAGGAGATCCATCTAATCTTATAGCTAGGACTACTTCATTTGGGTCAATTGAAGAGATCTTATCAGGTATTGAAACATCTGCTTTACAAAAAGTAAAAGATAATCCAGAATTACAGAAAATTTTATTATCTTTAATTTCTCCAGGAAAAGTAAACTGGTTAAGTGAGTATATTACTAAATCCAAAAAGAATTTAAATAGTATTGCTACTGATAAGAAAAAAGTAGATGCTTCAAGTAACTTTGAAAAGTTTACCATACTTACGATTAAGCAAGCAGATATTAAATCTAGACTATATAAACTATATCTTATTTTTAAATACGCTGAAACTATTCCTGATTTAGATAATGATTCAAATATCTTATCATATTTTAAAAGTGAAGGAATTGAATTAGTATCTTCAACTGATGAGAATTCAACTAAATATCGAATAGGTAAAATAGGTAGAATCGACAATACTGTACAAAGCAATGAATTTGAAGTAATTGATGATGCTGGAGAAAATAAAATTCTTCAAAAGAGTGAATTAAAGAATCTACTTGAATTAAATCCAGAAGCTGCTGAAAAGGCTAAGAGCGCAACTACTGAAGGATATAAAAAGAAACTAGTTAAGATTTATCAAAGAATAGAACAAACTATTCGAAAAGAAATAGCTGATTCTCTAAATTATAATGCTGAAGTTATTTCCAATTTGCCGAATACTGAAAAGACTATGGAACAAATCCAAGTAGATTGGAAACCATTAATGGATATACTTGGATATACTAAATTTTATCAAAATACAATAAAGCAAAAAGAAGATAAAATAGTAGTTAAAGAGAGACCAAGTATACGTAAAAAGAATAGAATTCGAGAAAAGCTAATGGCAGCTCTTCGACTTGCTCTACTTCCACCTTTAGTAAATGGAGAAATATCTCAACTTGGAGGAGACTATTTTAAATTAATGAAAAGAGTAGGTATTCATAATGGAGCTTGGCTAGATGCATCAATTAAGGAAGTATTAAATTCGCCTGAAAGAATTGCTCAATTTAATAGCGGCCCTCGAGAAAAGGAAAGTTCTCTTGAAGAAGATCAACTTGCATATTTACATATAAGTAGTAATTGGATAACAAAATATGTACAGAGTGAAGTAGATGGAGAATTAGCAAAAAAGGATATGGATAATGCGGTAGCTAGAATAAAATCAACTACTCAAGAAAAAGAAAGAGAAATTAAAAATTATTACTTATCGAAAGATTTTAATATGAAGAATTTCAAAGGAATTCAATTAAAACCTGAACTCAGGTTACCATTATATCAAAAAGTAAGATTAGCAGTTAGCGAATCTGACCGAATCGCTGAAAGTCCTTTAAAGAACTTACTAAAAGGATTAGGGCAAGTAGCAGTAGGTTTATTATCAACTATTCCAGTAAATATTAATCAAGAGCTAGCAAAAAGAAATGCTGATCAAAATAGAGCAATCTTTAATGGGATATTTAGTATTATCAAAGGTGGAGTATATGCAGTTAGTAAACAGGCAGGTCGAGATTTTGAAAAAGGCGTAAGTAAGATAACAAATAAAGCAAGATTAGATGCAGTTGGATTAACTCCATATGAAAAGGGAGAAGACCAGCCTCAATTCTATAAAACTGCTGAGAAAAAGACAAATGAAGATGCAACTGGCGGAATATCACCTGGAGTAAGTATGCAAGTACCATCAACTTTACCTGATGCCAATATGGATACCCTTTCATTAGCTGGCCCTGGAAAAAAGACTAAGAAGTCAAAAAAGAAGTCAATTATTCCAAGAATTGCAAGTTTTAAAGATTTTATGAAAGGTTAATCAAATTTATTTGTTTTTTATTTTTTAATAAATAATAAAAATAGTTAAACTGATTATGGGAATAATAGGAGGTGGGGCACTTAGTGATGCAGCAAATAAACTACTAGGTAATAGTGATGCTGAAAATACAGCTGATCGTGATCTTTCTGAACAAAAAAATCTAGCTACTGAATCAACACTTGGATTAACTGATGGAATAGGAGGAAATGCAATCCCATTAAAAGGAGCAGATTCAATATTTAATCCCTTTAATATATTTAGGTATTCAAAATTTGCAACTGGTGTAACTTCAGGTAATACTGGCGATTACGATGTCGCTAAACATAGGCTGCAATATGATAGTTCAAAACTTATTAATGTTGCAAAATATGAAGCTAAGAAACTTGAAAATAAAGCACTTGAGGAAATTCAAAATCCTTCTGCTTTAACGATTATAGATTGGGCAAATAGAAAAGCAGAAGCTAAGAGTGGGCCTACTTATCCATATCCATATGCATTAAATGATTTTCTATGGTGTAAATGGTATGGAAAAATCCCAAATAATAGATTATTAACTCTTCGAAGATATACAATCCCAGTTGAAGATAATTTACAAATACACCAAGAAAAGTTACCACTTGTCCCAATTGCACAAGCAATTACATGGTTTGGAGAAGGTACTCAAAATAGCTTATCTGATATCTTAGGAATGACTTATGGATTTAAGTGGAAACCTGCTCCTGCTAACGTAACTGATGTTACTGGAAATGAATTAAGAATAGAAGATTTAATCGCGGCAGTCGGCGTATCTAATCCAAAAGCACAGCAAGCATTAAAATTAGCATTTGGAAAAATGGATGAAAGTAATCCATATTCTTTTTCAGGATATGATAAAACAATTCAAGAGTTTACTAAGAAAAATTGGGAGTCTGGAGCATACTGGAATAGGATTAGAGGACCAGTTAATGTAATTAACACAACTCAAATGAGAGATCAGGGATATGATTTTACTCACACAATCACTTTAAATTTTGAATATAATTTAAGATCGTATGGTAATATTAACCCTAAGATTGCAATGCTTGACTTAATTAGTAATATATTATCGCTTACATCAAATACTGCTGATTTTTGGGGAGGATCATATAGATATTACCAACAGACTGGTGCACTTTTACCGGGATTTAATACTGATGCTATGGAAAAAGGTGATTATCCACAAGCACTTAAAGATATTTCAGCAATGGCAGGTAACATGCTAGCTGATGGAGGGTCAGAGTTTAAAAAATTTATGGATACTTTAGGTAACGATATGGCAAATGCTGAAGATGTGACAACTGCAGCAGAAGGGATTGCTAAAACAATTGGAGAAAGTGATGTGGCTAAAAAGTTTTTGGCTTCAAGAATGGCATCATTACATCAAAAACCGCTAGTTATGAGAGCACTACTCGATGGTAGAGCAGTTGGTGAATGGCACTTAATGGTAGGTAATCCAATGGATCCGATTGCAGTAATTGGAAATCTATGTTTAAAGAAAACTAAACTAACATTTTCAGATGAGTTAGGAGCTAATGATTTCCCAGTAAGTGTTAGATTTACAATTGAACTTGAACCAGGAAGACATAGAGCAAAACAAGATATTGCGTCAATGTTTAATCATGGTGGAGGAGACTTAAATCACACCCCATTACAAGTTCCATCAAGTGCAATGAATTCATTCGGAGAATATAATAGTGTTAGATTAGCGTCTGCTCATAAAACTAGCACAGGTTCAGAAGCAGATAAGGATGGAAAATTTAAAGCATTCAAAGATGATTTAATGAAATCTAAAGTTGAAATAGACGGGACAGATGGAGCAGTAGATGCTAGTAACTATGCTTCATATTTTGGAGTAAGCGTAGCTGCTAGATATGGTACAGGATTCGGTAAATCTCCAATCTTAAAGGATTACTTTACTAAATTACAAACAAAAGACTAACAATATGTTATATAGCAAATTATTAAGAGCAAAAACACTATTTACTTTATTTACAGGTGAATCAATTGTAGATTTAGTAAAATCTACTTTTAATTTTGGAGTAAGCGCATCATCAATGGGGACAACGGTAGTTAATGAGTATGAAACAATGAGGCCTGATCTAGTATCTGAAAAATTATATGCTAGTCAAGATTATTGGGATACTTTATTAAAATTTAATGGAATATCTAATCCATTTTCATTAGACTCTGGTGAAATACTATTAGCTCCATCAACTAACACACTAGAAAAATTTATAGTACCGCCAAGAGAAGTTGTAGAAAAAGGAACTGAACCTGCTAAAAAGAATGAAGGGGCTTTAATTAAACCTAAATCTGCAAAAGATATTGATCGACTTGCTTCAATTAGAACAAAAACATCAGAGGTTGTTCCACCAAATGTTAATTTATCTGGTTCAAAAAATGTAAAAATAGTTAATGGAAAAGTAATTTTAGGCGGCGATATGACACAAACTAGTGCAACTAATATTAATCAAGCCGCAGCTAGGGCAAGAGTACAGGAGCAATTAAAAAACAATAATATGTTATAATATGGCATTTAGTCAAATCATAAAAACTCATTTTCAGCCAGCAATTAAATTAATTGAATTGGGCGACTTTGAAAATTCAGCTGACGGTGAGTCACCACAATTTTCAATAAGATCTAAAAATTTGCCAGATTTTTCACAAACTGCTGGTCGAACAGCCCCATTTGTTAAAATAGAAGGTCGCTCTATAAATAATATTGATAGACTTACTATAGATGAATCTGGGTTTATTCCTGTGCTTGAATTAATGTTTACTGATGGTAATGGAGAATTTGCTGGAAATTATTTCCCTAAGAGAAATTTAATAGTTAGTTTATTTATTAATTCGGCAAATCCTAAACTTAAGCCAATTAGATCAGATTATTTGATAACTAGTATTAAATCAATATCTTCTCAAAATAGAGGAGCAAAAGTAACTATAAATACTGGAATTACGTATATTATAAAAGCCGACTTATTTGTGCCTAGGCTATATAATAGTGTGTCTAAGAGTTATTCAAATATGACTTCATCTGATGCATTAAAGACGATATGCGGAGAATTAGGTTTAGGCTATGCACAAAATGAATTTACCCCAGCTGATACAATGACTTGGGTAAATATTAATACTAGTCCATCTAATTTTATTAAAGAAATATTAAATTATGCATATCAGGATGATAATTCATTTTTTTCAGGATTTATTAGTAAGGAGATGATTTTAACTATGGTAAACGTAGATGAACAATTAAAGGTTATTGAATCAGATTTAACTTTTTCGACTGCTCCAGAAACATTAGGCACAGCCTTAACTCAAGACCAAAAAGATAGTCCAACTAGAGAAGCGTTTGATGACATGACAGTAGTAAATGTACTTACAAATAAGAGAAATACTGCAGGTAAATCTAATTATATTTATGAAGCAAACTTAATATCTGAACAGGGATCTATTCTTAAATATGAAGGATATAAGAAGAAGATTTATTATTATGATCATCTTGAGAGTGCAAATTCAAAATTTAAAAGTTTTTTTATTGCTCCGAATAATACAAGTGGAGCGTCTGACACATCAATGTTAATACCATCAGATGAAGGTCTTGATGAAATTGGAAATAAAAAATGGATGAATATTAACTATGGAAATACTCATGAGCATTGGAATGCAGCTAGGGTATTTAATTCACATAATTTAAAGGAATTAGATAAGATAAAATTAAAGGTCCTATTAAAAGGAGTAAATTTTCAAGTAATTAGAGGAATGACAATACCTGTAGTATTAACACAATCGATTGCTGAAAAAATTGCTAGAGAAACTGACTCAGAGAATCAAACAAATGCAAATCCGACCGGTGAGAATATTAATGAGGAATCTATTGATACTCAACTTAGTGGATGGTATTATGTAAAGGAGGCAAAATATATTTTTGATCCAGCTGATCCCCATCAATTTTTGACAGAACTTGTATTGGCACGAAGAGAATGGGCAACAAATAAAATAACATTTACGGCAAATGCATAATTTTTATGGAATAAGAGCAAAAACTGACTCTTTTAGAAAAGGTTATCTTATGGATGGATATGATCAACCAACATATCTAAGTTTTGCACTAGACTTTAGATTTGAAGGATCTAATTCAGCGGTTAGGGATATACTATGGGCAAGCCCTCTTTTTGAAAAAGGAGGTAAGGACAATACGTATAGCGCACAAACTTATTTAGGATCAATTGGGCATAAAGATAAAGAACAAAATTTAGTAAAATTTAAATCGATTTTAGAATATCTTACTTTTAATGCACCATGGTATTTTCAAGAGATCACTGGACTTGAGACTTTATGGAAAGGTGCAACTAATATGGAAGGTGGAAATAAGTCAAAGGGTGCAGTAATCACGATTAATACATTGGAGGCAATTGATTTACGAATAACTGAATTAGCTAATTTATATAGAACATCAATTTATGATAAGCAGAGTATGCGAACGCGAGTTCCAGATAATTTAAGATGGTTTGCACTAGACATTTATATAGCTGAAGCTAGAAATATTCGATATGAGGTTCAAGGTTCATATGGTAATATGACAAGTGCAATGGGAATTAATACTCAATCTATAAATAGAGTTGCAACTGGAATAACATCTGCTCTAGGTACACTAGATCCAAGTCTAGACTTGGCAAGCCCAATGAATCAGTTTGGATATATTAAATTTAAATGTAGACAGTGCGAATTTGATTTTTCAGACTCGTTTGTAGGTGGACAATCACTAGGTGTTTCGCCAAGAAAAGAGCCTAATTCAGGTAAATTTAAAATTAACGTAGGTTATTTTGAAGAAGAGAGTAAATACCACGATGATGGAGAATTAAGCGATTCATCGACAAATACAGCTAGAAGAAACCCATGGAGTGCAATGAATACTGCAGCAAAAGCTCAAAATATGGTAGAAGGAGCATCATTTTTACCAGGTAAAATTGGAGAAGGAATAAATAATGGATTACAAAAAGGATCAGATAAATTAAAATCAATCGGCGGACTTATTAATCCAGCATTAAATGCAGCATTTACTGAAACCAGATATCCATATTTAGGTAAAATATATTAATATTTAAAGTATGACACCAGATAGAAATCACGACATATCCAATAGAGACATCAATGATTTAATTGATAAGCAATTCTTAGGTGTAATTGAAGATATCAATGATCCTAGACGAGAAGGTAGAGCTAGGGTAAGAGTTGCTGTATTACATGATGAAATACCTACTGGAGATATACCATGGGCATATCCTAAAAATAAAGGAATGGTCTTTGGCAAAGAAGGTAGAGCAGGTTCTATTTCTATACCTAAAGTTGGAAGTATTGTTGCGGTTAAATTTGATAATGGTAATTCATATTCGCCTGAATATTTTGCAATTCATGAATTGGCACAAGATGTAAAAGATGAACTTAATACTGAGTATGAAGGAAGTCATTTTGTTCTTTTTGATGGAGATCAAGAATTAAAGGTATGGTTTAGTGCAACTAAAGGCTTAACTCTAGTAGTAAAGGATGCATCGATTAATTTAAAAAATGAATTAATTACAATTAAAGTAGGAGATGGTAAAGATACTGGAAAGGTTGTTGTTGATGCGCCTCACATAGAATTAGGTGCTGGTGCAACTCAATCACTAATAAAAGGTGAAGCATTTATGGCTCTATTTAATGCGCATACTCATACTGGGCCAGTCGGACCGCCGGCAACATTGATGACTACTTCTGAATTAAGTATGACATCAAAAACCAAATAAAATAATTAAATTAATATGGCATTAGAACCGCAAATAGCATTAATGGCAGCCCTAGGAGACATGGGAACAGGGTTACCTGGATTAGACTTAGATAAAATTATCGAAAAGATTGTAGAAAAAGCAGAAGCAATTAAAGCTAAAAAGGAAGCAATTGAAAAAGAGATAGATGAGCTCCTAAATAGAGATAGAATAACTAAGGAAGAAGCAAAACAAATGCTTAAAGATAAGATTAAAGAGTATATTGATAAGTATAAAGAGGCCATTAAAAAAATGGTGAATGACGCAATTAATGAAATAAAATCTGTTTGGAAAGAGATCAAGGTACAGGTTAAGCAAATCCCTAAGGATGTGGCAGCTGCCATTGCTGCAATTGCACTTCCGCCTGCGATTGGACCAGTTGGGCCGAATCCGATTTATGCATTATCAATAGCTGCACAAACTAAGAGTGTATTATCAGCAATATTAAATGCGCTTGCTACTAATTTAATAAAATTAATTAAAGCAGCAACAATGATATTATTTGAATTACCTCAACCTGTTTTAATTGTAGGAGATACAATTAAAACATTAGATACTTTACTTAGTACTATTCCAGTATAATATTATTTAATTTTTTAAAATCTTCCCAGTCAGGTTTAGGCATAATATTTGGAAATCGATCTCCGTGGTTACATGATTTTTTTACATAGAGTTTTCCTGGAATAGAGCATCCGCAATATACGCAATACCCTAGTTGAACACACTCATCTTTACATATTTGAAGTCTATACATGACTTGTTCTTTTTCATGTTCTGGAAGAAGATGGAACGTATCACCTAACATTTTAATATTACCTTCAATAAACTGTAATATCTTTTTTGGAGTTATTTTCATGATTTAAGATAAGCTTTTTCTAATTTTGATAGCTCTCGGGCACCATATCCTCCTCTAGAATCATCTACTTGTTCTAGATCATTAACTAAATGTAAAAGTTGTGTAAATTCAGCAGGAGTCCTCAGATAATATTCAGCAGATAATTCAGTTACTTTAATAGTATATTGTAAAACCTTTGCTCCAAGTATTGAAGCCGCAATCAATAGTCCATATTGATTAGAGATAGCACTAGCAAAGCCAATAATATACTTTTTTTCAAATTCTGATGAAATATGTTGTAAATATGGAAGATAATCAAGAGAAGGATTTCCATAGTCTTCATGAAAAACAAGATCTGGATTTGAAGCTCCAATTGATGTGTCAATTTGCTCCTGATTAGATAGCCCAGTATATAAAATTAAGTGATCAGTACTTTCTTGAGCAATATCAAGTAAGCTAAGGTCCCTACTATGTGAAGAAGGTATAATTATGTTGTATCCAGACTTTCCATCAAACCATTTAGAATAGTATGGCCTAGTAAAGTTAAGAGATCGCACAGATTTAATAATTGGAATCCATGAAATATTATTTTCTCTACATATGTCATCAAATTCATCACAAATGTTAGTAGTAAAGCCTAAGCTCTTCTCTATATCCAATGAAATATGAGTTATTCCTATTTCAGAAAGAGATTTAACAATATTTGTAAGAATAGGTAGAGAATCTAGCCCATTATCGTGTTGCCAATCAATATTTACAATAATTTTAGTATTTTTCATATAGAACCTTTTCTTTTTTTATTATACAATATAAGAAGATAAAGTTTATAAAAAATACCTAACGAATGGATCATTATTCAATACTTGGAGTCCAAAATACAGCAACCCCAGATCAAATAAAAAAAGCATATCGTAAACTTGCAATAAAACATCATCCAGATAAAAATGGAGGAAATAAAGAGTCTGAAGAAATGTTTAAAAAGGTTTCTGATGCATATTCTATACTTGGTGATGAAGAAAAACGAAAAACGTATGACTCGTCTAGATTTACAAATAGAACTAAGACTAATACTGGAGGATTTGGGTTTGAAGATTTTGTAAATAACTTTGGAACTGGTGATTTTAGAAAACGGTCATCTGACTATGCAAGAAAATCACAAGGTCGACAACATGCACCACCGCCAAGCACAGATCACCTAAACATATATTTAAATGATAAGATAACTTTATCTGATGCAATGTTAGGTAAAAAAATTGAACTTAATTTCAGTAGACAAAAAATAACTTATACTGGAAAAAACGGTAGTTTATTATCATACGATACTGAAGTAGAGGAACGGGATATTGCAATTACAATTGACTTAAGAAAGAAATATATTATTATTAAGAAAGATGGAGGAGCATATACTGTTTCTGCAAGAGTACCTAAATTAGGAAATGAAGAGGTTACTACTCAATTAAATATATGGGGAGATATTGAACAGGTCCCACTAATTGGAGATCTACATGTAACACTAGAATTAGAAATACCTGATGATGTTCAAATTGAAGGAAATTCAATTATTCAGATTATTCCAATACCATTAAGTAAAGTATTATTTAGTGGTGAAAAAATAAAAGTAGAGACAATTGTAAATAAAAAATACGAAGTTGATTTCAATCAACCACAATCAGTAAGTCGATTAAAGTTCACAATTCCTAATGAAGGCTTACTTGATGAATCCAATAAATTAGGTGAATATTTCGTAAAGTTTAACGTTATGTTACCTAATATTGAATCACTAGACAAAGATGATTCTATTAAATTAAAATCACTAATATTGGATTGCGAAAATAAATCTTAAAAAGTTTTAATAAAGCCATAATAAATAATAAAAAATATTTTGGGCTTTGACAAATCAAAATTTAGCACAAACTAATAACAATGATTGGTTATTAATTGTTGAGAACGTTGGTGAAAAACTTCAAGTAAAGGAGTCTTCTTCAAATGGAACTGTTCTTGAAGGAATCTGTGCAGTATTCGGTGAAATGAATAACAACCGAAGAGTTTACGAAAAATCTGAATATCTTCCTCACCTTTCTTATTTACAGGATAAGATAGCTAAAAGACAATTAGTAGGAACAGTAGATCATCCACAACACTTTGAACCAAAATTAAGTGAAGCTTCACATATTATTGAAGGATTAACTTATGATGGAGGAAATAAAGTATACATCAAAGTTAGATTGCTTGAAAATACACCACACGGTAAATTAGCAAAAGCATTGCTTGATGGAGGAGTACAGTTATCTACTTCAAGTAGAGCAGCTGGTCAAGTTAGTGAAAGTGGAACAGTTAAATTACAAAGAATTTTTACTTATGATTTAGTAGGTGAACCTGGATTTACTGAAGCAGTTTTACGTAAAACAGTTAGTGAATCATTGAAAACTGATTTCTCAATGATTAATGAAAGTTATAATACAATGAAAGAAAATTCATATATTCACAAAGCTGGATTAATGGATATTTCAGAAAGTTTAAACTTTGCAGATAATTTTAAAGTTTATAAGATAAATAATTTAGAAAATAGTTCAGGATTAGAATTCCAAGGAACTTTGCAAGAACAAAAAAATAATAATACAATGGCCGAGTTTGTAACAAAAGAACAAATGGATAAGTACTCAGAAGTTCTTAAAACCCAATTTACTGGAATTAAGAAAGAATTAAAAGGGCACAAATCTATTCTTGAATCTGCTCAAAACGGAACTGATCAATCTGAATTGGTTAATTTTGTTAACTATTTAGCAGAATCATTAGAGGGAGTAATTAATTACACTGATTATCTTTCTAACAAATTAAATGAATCAGTTCGTTATTCTGAACACGTAGCAGAAACTACAAATAACGCAATTGATTATTCTTCTTACCTTGGAGAAAAATTAAATCAATCAGTTAATTACCAAGATTATTTAGGAGAAAAAGTAAATCAAACGATTAACTATACTGAATACATTAAAGAAAGTGTAAACGGATCTATTAAATATCAAAATTATTTAGCTGAGGAGTTAGATAAAAATATTCAATATACTGAATATGTTGCTGAAGGCGCAAATCGTGGAATTGAATTCTCAGAATATCTTGCTGAATCTGTTAATCAAAACCGTGATTACGCACAATATCTTGCTAATAAACTTAGCGAATCAATTGGTTACTCTGAGTATATTGCAGAATCTTTAACTGATGGAACAACAGTAAATAAAAGAAATATTATGAACGGAGTAAGTAAAATCGACGAATCTAATTCAATCGATTCATTAATTAGCAAAGTTGACCAAGTAATTACTGAAGTAAATGATAAATCTTCTAAAGCAGTTCTTGAAAACAAATATCCTTTCTTAAAGGTTATTGGAGAAGACAATAAAAAATCTTTCTTTGCATTAGAATCGAATACTAAACAAGCAATTGTTGAAGCTTTAAACGGAGCAGTATGGTTTAATGAAGCGGATGTTGTTGGAATTATGGAAGCAGTAGTTAACCATAAAGAACAAAATATCCCAACTTACTTAAGATTTATGCCAGCTGAATACAAACCAACTTGGAATGAGATGAATGAAAATGAAAAAGCTAAAATTCATGCAAAAGCTCAATTGTATACAGTAAACACTCCATATCAAGTTAAAGCGTTTTGGGACGAAATGGATATGAGAGGAATCAATGAAAGAATTGAAATCGAAAAGAATAATACAAAATTACAAAAGCAACTCAACGAAAGCCAAAGTACAGAAGGCCTAGTACCTGTAAATCAGGTTGTTGAGATGCAGAGAGGATACTCTCAAAATTACCTAGAAATGATGCTAAGAGGCGCAAATTCTAGATTGTAATAATTAAAATAAAAAAATCATTTTAACAAATGGCACGTACTAAAATTTTTAGACGCTCAAGCGATGCTCGCTTGACAAACACATGGAAGCCAATTTTGGAAGGACATGGTGCTGATATTACTAAGACTCCATGGTTAGCTGAGTATGCTCACAACCACGCAATCTTTGATAATACTACACCACTTTTCGAAAACACTGCTCCAGGTGTATTTTTTCAAACACCAGGTTCTTTAGGAAGTTATATGGGTACCCCAGTAGCTCCAACAGGATCTCAAACTCCATTCTTCAATGGTGCTAAAACTAGTGGTGCTGATTCAGGATCAGGAGATAAGTTTCCATCTTTGTTACCAGTTGCAATTCAAGTTGCTGCTAAAACAATTGGTTTTGACTTAGTTCCAGTTATCCCTATGGATTCTCCAGTAGGATTCTTACCTTACTTAGATTACTTATATGCAGGTGGTAGAACTGACGGTTCTGCATTTGATCCATATATGGTAAAATTAGAAGGTCTTAAATCAACTAACTTTGTTGGAGATCTTGCATCTGGTAACGCAGTTGTTGGTGGTTCTGGTGATTTCACAGCTGAATTCGTTGGTTATTCACGTGTAGACGGTACAGTAATTATTAAAATTATTAATGATTCTTCTGTAGGTGGTGCAACTACTGCTGACGCTGAATATACAGGATTTACTGTAACGATCGGTGGTAAACTTGCAAATAAAGATGTTGATGGAGTTTCTTTAGTTTCTGCTTTAGAAAATCATATTTCTGGTTTCACATCATCTTCTGATGATTCTTACGCTGGTGACAACTGGTCTGGTTCTTATTTACCAACTACTGGTGGTGTTGTTAACTCTATGAAAAGAGAAGCTGGTGAAAACTCTAAATTCCGTCAAATGGGATTAAGAATGTTCACTAAATTTGTTGAAGCTGAAACTGATCAAGTATCTATTTCTGCAACAGTTGAGCAAATCCAAGACTTAAACAGAGTTTGGAATTATGACGTTATCTCTATGTTAGAGAACGTTGCAGTTAATGATTTAGCTCAATCAATCAACAAAAGATTAGTTGATAGAGTATTCCAAATGGCTGATTACCATAATGCTGAAATCGCATTAGTTGAAGGTGCAGACATTACTACTCTTAACTTAACTTCTGGTGGATTTGATAACACTTCTACATTACAAAGAAGATTAGTTACTAAAGTTCTTGAACTTGCTAACTTAATCTATCACAGAGGTCGTTTCGGAGCTGGTACTTTCATGGTAACTAACGGTCGTATTGCTTCTGCATTAGCTGACGTTGCTGGTTACTCAATTGCACAAGTTCCAACTGATATGACTGGTGTTGCAGGTAACTTATACCCAGCTGGTAAAGTTTACGGTGTACAAGTTTATGTTGACCCTAACTTATCTTGGGGAGATTCAAGACTTGCTATTGGTCGTAAAGGAGCTGACGAAGAGCCAGGAGTAAAATTCATGCCATACATCATGGCTGAGTCTTTACAGACTATCTCTGAAGGTACATTCTCTCCAAAAATCGGTATGAAATCAAGATACGCGATTACTGAAGCAGGATGGCACCCTGAAACTCAATACTTGAATATGGAAATTGATCCAGCAGCTATTGGAGTTCTTACAGGTTCTACTGCACAAATATCAATCTAATAATTGATTAAATATATTAAGAGGATTCGAAAGAGTCCTCTTTTTTGTTTAGGGAGATAAATAATAAAAAACTTATAATTATGACAAGTTTAATGTCAACATTTTTAGGAATACAATCCCAATTTAAAGTATTCCATTGGCAGACTCAGTCGTATGCTAAACATATTGCATACGGTGGAATATACGATACTCTAAGTGACTTATCTGATGAATTTATGGAAACATACATGGGTAAATACGGAAGAGTTGCACTAGAAGGAGAACATGATGCTATCTTATTAGGAAATATTGGAGAAGTTAATATAGAGGAATTCTTAGGGACTATTACTGAATTCTTATTATCTTTAAACCATAAGCTAGATAGTAACCAAGATAGCGATCTATTAAATCTTAGAGATGAGATGCTAAGTGCTATTAATAAACTTAAATATTTATTAACTTTAAAATAATTAAAATACTATGTCATATATTAATTGGGGACATGAAACTCCTGAACAAAGAGAATCTAGAAAAAGATTTGAAGAGCGTGAGCTATTTGAACAAGCGATGATGGCTTATGCTAGATCATCAAGTGCAGTTGCTGGAGTAGCTGGTGGAAGTCTAGATCAGTTAAATGGTTTATATGGAGTAGGTCAAGATGGTCTTATATATAGCTTAAGCAGAGGCGAGAATGTTTGGTCGTTTAATTATGAGTCATTTCCTGAGATTACACAAATCACCTTGAACACAGACGATGGATTTCTATATGCAATAGTTGATTTTGCTGGTGAAATTTACTTTATAAGAATTGATCGCACTACACGAAACTTTACAATTATTGAGAATAATATTTCAGATTATACTGTAAAAGGTGCCTCTTCTCTCTATTATGAAGGGGACGGAAAATTTATCTACTTGGATAACTTCTTTAAAAAAGCAGTTAGCAGTATTGTTCGAATCGAGTTAGACCCACTTTTACCAAACGTTGCGACTGCAACTCAAGTTTCAGAAGTAGATCCAGAGGAAGCAGGATATACGCTTAGGAATTTATTCATCTATGACGAAGCTACTTGGGCGATTGCGGCAAATGATATTTCATCAGGTTTTATTACTGGTCCATTTGATATTGAGACAGGTACGTTTACCTATAGCAATATATTAGTTCCCTCACCAAGTGAACCAAATATTGTTTCAATTGATACTGTATTTGGAGCAATTGAACACAAAGGTGTAGTATATGTAGATGCAGGATGGTTAGATTCTGAAAATAACTATAGTATTGGACTATTTAAAATGGACACTGAAACTGGCGGAGCAGTTGCGCCTTACTATTTGACGTTAGTTAAAGATTTAGAAATAGCATCAGCCGATGGTGCTCCAATACTTTCAATCACTCGTTTCTAAAAAAATTTAATTATATGAGATTATGTATACTATGTGAAGATGTAAACATTAATGAAGCTCGTGAAAGAGCATCTAATGTTTTGCCAAAATACAAATTAACTGAAGGGTTACTTGAATTAAAAAAGAAAAAGGGTGATGATATTTCATTAGATCACCTAAAAATACCGCTTTCCTCAACTGGAGAATTGCCAGCAACTCATTGGTTTTGCTTTATTAACGTAAACGAAAAGATGCATCAAAACATGCTAGATTCTCAACAGTATACTATTATTGAAGAGGATCGATTACCGAGCGAGTTCCTAGAAGAACATGGATTAAAACGAATCAAATCTAACTGGGGAAAATGAGTTACCTTCATTTTAAAAATTTTATAGATAGAGAGGAGACTACTCAAATAGTTGACTGGGTAGCCACTCTAGATTTTAGTCTAGGAAAACCTAATTATCACCTAGATAAATTATCAAAGTCTCTAAATGGAGGTAGTGCAATGTTTGATCTTTCAAATACTAAACTAACTAATTACATCACTGATTTTCAGTCAATATCTAGCGTAGTACAGAATGAAGTACCTCAATTTATTTACACGCTTAGAGACAAGATTAGTGGCCAACTAAATATACCAGTAGACAATAGTTTTTTACAAGCAGTTGATATGTCTACTGGAGGAAAGATACAGAAACATTATGATGCTGCAGTAGAGGGCTACATTAACTATAAGTGTAATATTAGTGTACTTGCAGAACCATATGATTTTTGCATTGACTCCGATACTCTAACTATTAGTAAGTCTGATATGTATTGCTTTGAGGCAAGCCTATATAAACACTGGACGCCAAATCCATTTAAGTCAAGACGAATAGTGCTTAGTTTTGGTTTCATGTTACCATACCAAATATTATCACGAGATATAGACGATCCTAGAGTTCGACTAAGCAATCGAATAGCTAAGTATTTTCAAAAATAAATAAAAAAGGATCTATAATTTATAGATCCTTTTTTATTTTAACATGGCGGGCTCGCTTAGAAGAAAAAGATTAATATAGCTGCAGACTTTTGACAAACAGAGTTTTATTTAAAGAACCTTTATATCTTGAATTTTAAGGCTAGTATCAATATCGAGCAACTTTCCAGTTCTTAGTACAACTTTTTAACGGTTGGATAAAGCTATGAATGATCTAATTCTAACTAAACTCGCCCATATTTTAAATTTCAGTAGTATGATTGAATTTATCTAGTTTTTCTTGAATTGCTTCAATGTTATCTTCAATTAAAGCAAGTTCACGGTCCTGCCAAGTAATATTTAATTCAGCATTTTTTTGGACAATTGTGCTTGAAAATCTTTCAGTATACGTACCAGTAGTACAATCAATACCTTTAATTCGTTGTGCAATATTCTTAAACTCAGAAAGAGCAAAAATATCAGACCTAACTGATTCAGAGGCAGCATGAATTCTAGTTTTTAATAGAATTAATTCTGCAGATACTTCTCCAATTTGACTAAATGTCTCAGTTGTACTATATGGACGTTCAGCTCCTTCTTGAATAGAATTATATTTTTGAATTCTTTCCCAAAGCTTTTGAAGAGTTGCAACTTTTTTGTTTTTTTCTTTTAATGCTTGTGCAATAGTCATAGTGATTATGTTTTTATTATTATACTACTTATTTTTATTAGTTTCACAAATCGTCTTATTTTCATTATAATATTGTTTAATATTATATGCAGTATTACGAATAGTTGTTATTAAACCTAATTTATTTTCATTATCTAAATATTTAGATATATGAATATCTGCCATCTCTAAATGGAATAGAGCTTTTTCTACATCTTGATTCATTTTAATTCGGTAATTTTTACTATTATTTTTCCTTGTGCATGATTTGCAAGCTTACCAAATGAAGATTTACTTAAATCAATATGATTAGGGCCATTTGGATGTTTATCTGTAATTACAACAGTATCTGATTTTCCATTTTTAATATTAGTCACAACAAACTTTTTATTTAAGTGTTTCCAATCACAATATGCAGCGGTTGAATAGTGTCGGTGTACTTTAGGATGGCGAGAAGTATCATACCACGTAGCTACTCCAGAAATATGATTAGTTGGAGTAGAGGTTAGGAAAAGGGATAGTATTAAATGTGTAAGTAATATCATAATATTCTTTTTATTATTTATTTTGATTCGATAATATTGTAAGTTCCTTCAACTACTCCCCATGAAGACTCTTCTTGGAATTGGTATGTTTCTGCAGTTTCGCCTGCTCTCATTTTACGAGTTAAGTACCAAATTTGAGTTTCCTTCCAAGTTACATTTACTAATTTTTGTCCAGTAGGTAAATTGATATCGCCAGTTCCGCCAAAGCTTTTTACTCGTGCATTTTCTGTACATGAAACTAATAGAATAAGATTGATTGCAATAAATAATTTTTTCATAATATTTTAGTTATATTCTTTTTGTAATGCTTTTTTTAATTCTTGTAAATCTTCTCGATACATTGAAACTGGAAGTCTCTTTTTAATTTCTTCTAATTCTAATTCTTTAGTTAAAACAGTACTAAGTAAATCTTCATATGTCTCCTTAGTTAATGTATAGATCGGTAAAGAGAGTAAATATTGGTATGATCCATTTACTTCATCAAAATCAGCAGTTTGTAAATATAGAACAATTTCTTTTTTAAGAACATTATTAATTTTAAGTTTATTATTAATAATATCGTTAATAAATCTAGCCTTATTTGATAAAACTAATAACTCTTGAGTTAGAGTATCAATAATATATTGTTTACGCTTATCATAGAAAGTAAGCCTAAATTTTACAAAATATTCAATTATTTCACTAGCTGAAGTAAAGATTTTCAATCGACCAAATTCATCAAGTACTGTAAAATTCTCAGTTTGACGTTCTTCCATCTTTAATAATCTCTTTAGCTTAATTGAGTCAGATAACGTTTTTAAATCTTCTCTCCTAAACTTAAGAGTATAATTAATATTTGATTTACAGTTATTTTCATAACTTGCAATTCGTCGAGTATCTTCTAAATCAATTAGATGTTGATCAAATTTTTCATATGTAATAGATGGAGGTAATTCTGTAATAGAAACAGTTGTTGTATTTTTAACATCATATTTTCCACCAAAGATCCAAGAAAACTTTTCTGAATCTACTAAATCACAGGACCCATCAAATTCTCTATTCCATGGAGAAGGCTCAGAATATGCTTTTCCATCTAGTGATTTTAAACAAGCTTCTATAAGATGCAATGGATTACGATTTAATATATTTGTTGCGAATCCAACTGCGATCCCACTACCACCATTTAGAAGAACAGTAGGGATAATTGGAAGAAAGAATTTAGGTTCAATTTCATTACCTTCTTCATATCTAGACTCAAGTAATTCAAAATCCTTATATAATAATCTAAAATTCTTGTGCAGTTTAGTTGCAATATATCTAGGGGCCGCTGCTTCAGGAGAACGTAATGAACCGAACTGGCCAATATCTTCTAATACTGGCATTGAGTTTTTAAATTTTTGAGCCATTCCAACAATCGCAGAATTAAGAGATCCATCTCCATGATGATAAAAAGCATCTGCTGCAACTCTACCAGCTAATTGAAATATCTTCATTGGCTTCTCAGAACCATTTCTCCAAACTTTATTTGCAACAAAAATTACTTTACGTTGGGTTGGTTTAAATCCATCGATCACTGAAGGTATTGCTCTCTCTTCTACAACATATACTGCGTATTCTTTATAGTCATTATCTAAATAGTCAGTTACTGTTTTTATTTCAGGCTTTCGCATTTAAAATAGTTGTTTTGGGTTAAATATTCATGTAATTCTTCAAGATTTTTAATAATCTCGACCTCAGTCTTTTCATTAGTTAATGGATTATATTCACGGTCAAATGCACTAATATCAGATCTTCCAATACCATCATGAATATAGTCCTTTTCATATAGAAACCAGTCTAGCCATGATAAACCGTCTGGGTGCAATATTTCTTCCAATAAGTGATGAATAATAGTATGATAACCATCGGTAAAGTCAATTAAATCTATACCATTATCATACGTAGTAGATATTTTTTTGGAATTATTAACCATTTGGTCAATCACTAGTTTAAATTTTTCAAATGTCATAAAAAGAACTTTATTAATTTTACTAGTGAGTTAGTCTAAGGTTTTATGAATAATCCTAATTATCGTAAACATTGATGTAACTAATATTACCCATAGGACGACATGTAATGGCTTTCTTTTAAAATCATCGCTATATTTCACATTTATTAATTATTTCCAAGTATTCTATCCTTTCGCGGTTGAGAATCCTTACCGAACCATGATTCTAATGATTCTTTATACCCTTTATCATTTTTTAGTTGAACTAAGTATGGATTTTTGATAATTTCTTCATATTCAGCGTCCTCAAGGGCACCAAGTCCTTTTTTATACTCAACATCCCAACTTTTAGCACTATTTTTCTTTAACCACTTATCGAATTCCTCATTTGTATAAAAATTTAACGATTCTTTGCCTTTTTTAGCAACAACTAATGGAGTCATCACTTTATATACTCGGCCTTGATCAAATAGCTCCGGCCAAAAGCGATTAAAGAAATTAATTAAGGTTGCTGCAATATGACTTCCATCTGGATCAGCATCAGTATAGATATAGATGCGACCATATCGTAATCCAGTAGGTTCTTCGCCTAATTTTAGTCCAAGTGAGGCCATTAATTGAACAGCTTCATCATTTTTTATAATTTCAGAGCTTTTCATCTCACTAACATTAATAAATTTACCCTTTAATGGAAATGCACCAATCGTTTGAGTGTCTCTAAATTTACGAACAGCTGAAACTGCCGATAATCCTTCATAAATACCTAAAATACAAGTTCCACGGTCACCTTTCTTTTGAGCATCAATTAATTTAGGTATTTTTGTTTTATCTAAGTCCTTATTTAGTTTTCGAAGTTCAGCTCTCTCTTGAGCAAGTGCTTTTTTCTCAACCCAATCTAAAACGGACTGTATTATTTCAGATTTAAAGATTAATTTTGCAAGTTTATCAGTAACTTCATGACGTGTTCCAAAATCTTTTATTTCAGTAATAAGCTTTTCTTTGGTTTGTGAGCTAAAGAATGAATTTACAACAGTTGAATCAATAAATACATATAAATGATTACGAATATCACTAGGCTTAACATCAACCCTATGCTTTTTCTTAATCATTTCTCTTAATTGAGAAATTAATTGGTATGTAATATAGTCGACATGAGTTCCACCGTCTTTCGTATGTACAGAATTCACAAAACTTACATTTTGAAAGCCATTTTCTGACTTAGCAAAGCCTATTTTCCAATCCTTTGTCTCTTCAAAGAAATATTCTTGTGAATATAGTTGAATATATTCTTCAAAACTTTTAAATCGAAGAGTATGCTCGCTCTTTTCTTTATTTTTTATTTTAGTGAGCTTTAATGTAAGTTTATTATTACACGCAACTAAGTCAAGGCATCTTTTAAATAAGATTTGAAACGTTATTTCATCAATATGAGTCATTTTAAATCTTTCAAGATCTGGAGTAAATGTAATTTCGGTAAATCCTCTTTTTGCTGGTGTAACTTTTGCTTGAGTTCGTTTACCCATATTATCAGTAAATACTTGATCAAATCTATTTTTACCATCACAAGTAGAAATAGAAAACTTTTTACTAAAGATATTCGTTAAGGTTGAGCCTACTCCATTTGTTCCAGCAACAGTACGCTGTTCAGTATCATCAAAATTAGATCCCGATTTAAGATTTGAAAAAATCATTTCAGGAATCCATTCTTTATGTACTGGATGTTTTTCTACTGGAATTCCACCATTATCCCAAATACTTATTTCGCTTGAATCTAAATTAATAGTTACCTTAATCTCATTTAATTTAGGATTACGTCGATGCTCATCAACTGAATTTGAAACTATTTCATCAAATAATTTAATAAATCCAGGATTATAGTTAACTTCTTGAATTGTTACTTTTTCACCATCATATAAATATTGATCACCACTATGAATTGCAACTGAGCCAATATACATAGATGGTCTTAATAAAACATGTTCAGTATCCGTTAATTTTTGATATTGTGCTTCAAGTGTCTTCTTTGCCATTTATTAATAATTTTTTTATTTTTAATTACTTAGTTGGTAATTTTTTTATTTTTAATGCATCTAAAAAGTATTGAGGCACTGATTTATTTAAAAGTATTTGATCAAAGCATTCGTCTAAGATATACGTCTCTGCCCAATCTTCTTCATTTCTTATTGATCTACCATATGCTTGAAGAAGATCAACTAGGGTCTTCCAATTATACCATTCTGGACGAGTTTCAAGTCTTCTCTTTATTTTATTACTAACTAAATTAGGAAAAGGTACTTTTAAAATAACTTGAAATCTTGAAAGTTCATCTTTTAAATCGACACCATTTATCATAGATGGAGAAACTAGGACAGTTTCTAATTTAGAAGTAAGA